AATTTTTAGAGGCGCCCTGTCGGGAATCCGACCTATGGCGAGGCCTGTGGCGAATGGGTTTTCGACTTTGTCAGGGTCGTCTTCGGCAGCTATGACCCGGAGACGAAGCGTCGGGCACTGCGGGAGTTTTTCCTGCTGGTCCCCAAGAAAAACGGCAAGTCGTCGATAGCTGCGGCCATCATCGTGACCGCCGCCATCCTGAATGAAAGGCCAGAGGCGGAACTGCTGCTGATCGCGCCGACGAAGGAGATCGCGTCGATCTCCTTCAAGCAGGCCGCCGGTATCATCCGGCTCGATGCGGAGCTGGACAAGCTGTTCCAAATCCAGAGACACCTGAAGACGATCACGCATCGCATCACGCTGGCCGTGATCGCGGTGAAGGCGGCGGCCGCCGATGTCATCACGGGGTCGAAGGCGACCTACATCCTGATCGACGAAACCCATGTCTTCGCGGAGATGGCCAAGGCCTCGGAAATCTTCGTCGAAATCCGGGGCTCGTTGGCGGCGCGGCCGGATGGGTTCCTGCTGCAGATCACAACGCAGTCGAAAAAGCCTCCGGCGGGCGTGTTCAGGGCGGAGCTTTCGATCGCGCGCGATGTGCGCGACGGTCGGATCGATCTGCCGATGCTCGCGGTGCTCTACGAACTGCCGATCGAGAAGTCGATCGATGGCGGCTGGAAAAGCCAGGAGACATGGGGCCTCGTCAACCCGAACCTCGGTCGGTCGGTCGATGGAGGCTATCTGGAAGATGAAATCCTGAAGGCTGAGCGCGAGGGGCCGGAGAAGCTGGCACTGATCGCGTCGCAGCACTTCAATGTGGAGATCGGCACGGGCCTTCATGCCGACCGTTGGCCCGGAGCGCTATATTGGGACAGGACAGCGAATCCGCGCATCACCTTCGATCGGCTGCTCGACGAGTGCGAGGTCTGCACGGCGGGGATCGATGGTGGTGGTCTGGACGACCTGATGGGTCTGGGGATTATCGGTCGGCACCGCAAGACGCGTGCGTGGTGGCACTGGGCGAAGGGCTGGGCTCAGGCCGATGTGCTCGAGCGCCGGAAGGAGATCGTGCCGCGGCTTCGGGACTTCGAGCAGCAGGGTGATCTCGTCTTCTGCGAAAGCGCGGAGCAGCAGGAGGCGGAGATTGTCGCCATCTGCAAGCAGATCCAGTTGGCGGGGCTCTTCCCGGAGCAAAGCGGGATCGGTCTCGACAGTGCCGGCGTCGCGACGCTGATCGACGCGCTCGCCGCGGAGAGCATGACCCAGCCGCTCGTCACCGCTGTCGGGCAAGGCTGGAAGCTTCAGGCCGCGGTGCTGACGCTGCCCCGAAAGCTTAAGGACAGGACGATGCTCCATGGGGGGCAACCGATCATGCAATGGCAGGTCGGGAACGCGAAACAGGAACTCAAGGGGAGCAACTACATGGTCACCAAGCAGGCGGCCGGGTCGGCCAAGATCGACCTGCTGATGGCCACGTTCAATGCGGCCATGCTCATGTTCCTGAATCCGGTCGCGGATGACAGCCGCCAGAACATGGACGGTTTTTTCGCGGCGCTGAGGGCCTGACGTGGGTCTGATCACGCGCGCTCTGTCGCTCGTCGGCCTCGAACGGAAGGCAGCGACCAACATCACCTGGACGGACGGCCGGGATGTCATGGGGTCCGCAGTTGGCGAGGCGGGCGTCATCGTTGATGATCGTGCGACCCTTGGCCTTTCTGCAGCGTGGGCTTGTGCCAACCTGATCTCGGGCACGATCTCGTCGCTGCCCTGTGAGGTCTATCGCGGCGGCTCTCGCGTGGCTCAGGTCCGACAGGATCACCCGCTCTACCGCGTCCTGCACGACGCGCCGAACTACGACCAGACGGCAGTCGATTTCTGGGACTTCATGTGCCTGTCGCTGGAACTCTGGGGCAATGCCTATGCCCGGGTGATCCGGGCGGGGGGCAGGATCGTGTCTCTGCGACCCGTGCGACCGGATTTCGTGACGGTGCGGCGGCTGCCCGATGGGCCGCTGGAATACTCGTGGTCGCAGGACGGCGAAAGCTACCGGCTTCGCGACCGCGATGTGCTGCATATCCGTGGTCCCGGTGGCGATCCGCTGGGTGGGATGGGTACTCTGGCTGTTGCGCGGAACAGCCTGTCCGGTGCGATCGCCGCGGAGCAGGCGGCAGCGCGCACGTTCCGCAATGGACTGCGCCCTTCGGCGATCATCAAGTTCAAGGAATGGCTGACGCCCGAACAGCGCGAGATCGCAGAACAGCGCATCGCGGAAAAGTACATCGGGGCCATCAATGCGGGTCGCCCCTTCATGGCCGAAGGCGGGATGGAATATCAGCAGATCACCATCTCGCCCGAAGATGCGCAGATGCTGGAGACCCGGCAGTTCTCGGTCGAGGAGATTTGCCGGTTCTTCGGAGTGCCGCCGGTGATGATCGGCCATGCGGGTGCTTCGACCGCCTGGCCGACCAGTGTCGAGCAGCAGGTGCTCATGTTCCAGAAGTTCACGCTTCGCCGCCGTCTCAAGCGGATCGAGCAGGCGGTGCAACAGCAGCTTCTCGGCCCCGCTGATCGCGGCGACGGCCTGTTCGTCAAGTTCAATCTTGAAGGCCTGCTCCGCGGTGACAGCGCGTCGCGGTCAGCCTTCTACGTCGCGATGTCGGGTATCGGCGCGATGACGATCAACGAAATCCGTGCGCTGGAGAACCTGGTGCCGGTGCCCGGTGGCGACGTGCCCCGGATGCAGATGCAGAACGTCCCCATCACTCAGGCGGGACAGGAGGACGATGATGGAAACGAAAGCCTTCCCGCTTGAACTGAAGGACCTCACCGACGAGGGCGTGATCGAAGGCTATGCCTCGATCTTCGGCAACATCGACAACGGTGGCGACAAGGTGATGCCGGGCGCGTTCGTCGAAAGCCTCGCCAAGGCGCGGCAGACCGGGCGTACCGTCAAGATGCTCTGGAACCACAACCCGAGCGAACCGATCGGCGTCTGGGAAGACCTGGCCGAAGACAGCAAGGGGTTGCGCGCCAAGGGCCGTCTCGTGCTCGAGGTTGCCCGGGCTCGCGAAGTGCTTGCGCTCATGAAGGCCGGTGCGCTCGGCGCGCTGTCGATCGGGTATCGGACCCTAAAGTCCTCTCCCGACGGCAACATGCGCCTCCTGGAGAAACTCGACCTGTTCGAGGTTTCGCCCGTGACGTTCCCGATGAACGAGCGGGCCCGGATTTCGTCGGTCAAGGCTGATGGCTGCGACGACATCATCGAAAAGCTCGCGGCCGGGGACCGGCTGACCGAGCGAGAGTTCGAGAAGCTGGCCAAGGGACTTGGCCTTTCGAACTCGCAGGCGGAGCGTGCCGCGCGCATCCACCTGAAAGGGCAGGGGGATCCTGCCAAAGCGGCAAGTGAGGCGGACCAGTTCTGGGCCGCGTTGCGGGGCTGAGGCCCCATCCCCCAACCGATCAGGAGACATTCCATGTCTGGTGACAAATCGGCTGCCGAGCTGGCAGCGGAAGTGAAAGCCACGTTCCAGCAGGCGCTGGATGACGTGAAGGGCAAAGCCGAGGAAGCGCTCGGCAAGGCCAAGGCGGGTGAGACCCTGACCACCTCGTTCAAGGAACAGGTTGACGAAGCGCTCACCAAAATGAACGGCCTGAAGGCCCAGCTTGACGAGCTGGAGCAGAAGGCCGCGCGCGGTGGCAACGGCGACGGCGTCGAGCACAAGTCGTTCGGTCAACAGTTCGTCGACGCGGATGGTGTCAAGAACTGGCTCGCCTCTGACCCCTCCAGCGGTCGGGCCGAGCTGCGGCTCAAAGCAACGCTCACGACGTCGGACGCGGATGCGGCCGGGTCCGTTGGTGCGGCCATGACGCCGACCCGCCTTCCCGGCATCCTTGAGTTGCCGCAGCGCCGCCTGACGGTCCGCGATCTGATTTCCGCCGGCCGCATGGACGGCAACTCGCTTGAGTATGTTCAGGAGAAGGGATTCACCAACAATGCCGCCCCGGTCGCCGAGGGCGATGTGAAGCCGTCGTCGGATATCCAGCTCGAACTGATCACCACATCGGCGAAGGTGATCGCGCACTGGATGAAGGCCTCCAAGCAGGCTCTCTCCGATATCTCGCAGCTTCGCTCCCTGATCGACAACCGTCTCAACTACGGGCTGAAATTCGTCGAAGAGTTCCAGCTTCTGAACGGTCCGGGCACGGGGCAGAACCTTCTCGGTATCATTCCCCAGGCGACACCGTTCGCTGCGCCGGCCGGTTCTCCGGCAGTCACGACCAGCATCGACGTTCTGCGCATCGCAATGCTGCAGGCGACCCTCGCGGAGTTTCCCGCGACCGGCCACGTTCTGAACCCGATCGATTGGACGACGATCGAGCTGACCAAGGACGAATCCGGCTGGTATATCCTCGCCAACCCGCAGGGCACCGCGCAGCCGACCCTCTGGGGCCTTCCCGTGGTGCAGACCCAAGCAATCGCCCAGGGCAAGTTCCTGACCGGGGCCTTCAAGATGGGTGCACAGCTGTTCGACCGCTGGGATGCGCGGATCGAGGTTGGCTACGTGAACGACGATTTCACGCGCAACCTCGTCACCATCCTGGCCGAAGAACGGCTTGCTCTCGCGGTCTATCGGCCGGAGGCGTTCGTGTACGGCGATATCGCGCCGGTCACGCCCTGATCTGTTGACCAAGGGTGGCCGGTTCGCTGGCCATCTCTGTGAGCAGAGAGGTCTCATATGAACCCTGTCCGGATCACCGCACCGACAGACCCTGTCGTCACCTTGACCGATCTGAAGCAGCACCTCCGCGTGCTGCACTCCGATGATGACGACCTGATCACCGCCTACGAAGCCGCTGCCGTGTCCTGGCTCGACGGCTATTCCGGTGTTCTGGGACGGGCGATCCTGTCACAGGGCTGGCAGGAGAGCTTTCCCGCGTGGGGATGTATGCGCCTTGCCCTGCCGGATGTGAGCGCGGCGGCTGTGAGCTATAAGGATGCCGCCGGCACGTCACAGACGGTGCCGGATGCGACACTCCGGTTCGATGGTTCGGTCGTCATCATCGACGCGACCGGTCCCGCGGACGCAAGCGACATTACCGTTGTCTACACCTGTGCCCTGCCGGCGGGCGACCTTCCTGCCATCGTGCAGGCGGTGAAGATGCTCGTCGCGCATTGGTATGTGCGCCGGGAGGCCGTGGGTGAGGCGGTGTCATCCATCCCCTTCGCGGCCGAAGTGCTGATCAACCACAAGCGGCGGAGGCAGTTGTGAGCGCGGCGGGGGGGCGGAATTTCCGTGTGGCGTTCGACGAGCCAATCGCCACACCCAACGGGCAGGGCGGTCAGCTGATGGGTTGGACGGAACGCCTGCATGCCTATGCCAGGATCATGTGGCTGCGCGGCAGCGAGACGGTGATCGCCGCGCGGCTTGCCGGTCGGCAGCCTGCCGTCGTCGTCATCCCGTCCAGCACCATCGCTCGGCTGATCACCACGGAGTGGCGCATGCGGGACGTCCGGTCGGGTGACGTGTTCAACATCCGCACGATGGTTGAGAGCGACGACCGGGCGGATATCGAACTGACCGTCGAGAAGGGAGTGGCTGTCTGATGCCGAGTCCGTCAAATGCGCTGCAAACGTTGATCTATCAGCGGCTCACCACCTATGCCCCGCTGGTTGCTCTCATCGGCACCCGCGTTGTCGATCCGCCGCGCGGAGAAGAGGCGTCGCCTTACATCAGCTTCGGCCGGTCCGATTGGCAGGAAGACGACGCAGATTGCATCGAAGGGCGGGTGGAGACGATCCAGCTCGATATCTGGTCGATCGCTCAGGATGGCCAGCGCGAGGCCAAGGATATCTGCGACGCGGTGAAAAAAAGGCGCTGCATGGATATGAGTCCGACCTTGGCGAACACGCGCTTGCCTTGATGCGCGTGCCGACGGTTCGGGTGTTCATCGACCCTGACGGCATCACGACCCACGGCGTGGTGCAGGTTGAGGCCGTGATCGAGGAGGGCTGATGGCGTGGGTGCGCTTCGATCGCGAATTCTGGTGGCGCGCCACGCCGCAGGCCAGCCTCCGGTATCGCTCCGGGTCCACCTACAACGTCCCGCGCCGCTGCGCCGACAAGGCCGTATCCGAAGGCGCGGCGACCCGGACCGTCAATCCCAGAAAGGTCCGCCATGGCGCGACAGACCAGCATCCTCGGCCTCGCAAAGCTTGAGCGGAAGTTGAAGCGGTTACCGGCGGTGGCGCGCGAGACCATTCGCGCAGCCATGGAGGCTGCCGCCGATGAAATCGTCGCCATGATGAAAAGCCTTGTGCCAGAGGCCACCGGGGCGCTGCGCGACAGCATCGGTTGGACCTGGGGTCAGGCGCCCAAGGGCTCGATGGTGATTTCGACGCTCAAGGGCGCTGGCATGGGCGGCGACCTGACGCTGACCATCTTCGCCGGGAACGCCGAAGCGTACTACGCCCGGTGGGTCGAATTCGGCACGCAGAAGATGAAGGCGCAGCCGTATTTCTACGTGTCCTGGCGCGCGAACCGGCGGAACGCGCGGCGCAAGGTGCGCGCTGCAGTCCGCAAGTCCGCCAAGCAGGTCGCCGCGGGCACCTGATCCTTTCCGGCCATCCGGCCTTCACCAGCCCGCCACGGCGGGCCTTTCGCTATGGAGAAACAGAATGGCCCGTCCAGTCACGGCCAAGTTTGGCAAGATGAAGATAGAGATCGGCGATGGGGAGGATCCAGAGGTCTTCGCCGCGCCCTGCGGCTTCACCTCGAAGGCGCTGACGCTGTCGAAGAACCTGTCCGAAGTGTCTATTCCGGATTGCGATGATCCGGATGCACCGCTCTGGCTCGGTCGCGATGTGCAGAGTCTCACGGCTTCCGTCACCGGAGACGGCGTCCTTGCCGCCGAGTCGATCGAAACATGGCAGGAGTTCTTCGACAGCACCGACAGCCGCACGGTGCGGATCAGCATCGAATTCTCCACCGGCACCATGCAGTGGGTAGGCCTGATGCACCTCGAGACCCTGAACCCGTCGGCAGAATCCGGCGGCCGGATCCAGATGAGCGTTTCGATGCAATCCGACGGCGAGATGGTCGGCACCTGGACTGCGGCCACGCCGTGACGCGATCCGCCGAGATCACCCTTGATTGGGCGGACGGGACATACCTGTTCGCCCTCAAATGGGGGCAGCTGATCGAGCTGCAGGAGAAATGCGACGCGGGCCCCTATGTGGTGCTCGGCCGGATCGAGGATGGCTCGTGGCGGATGGGCGATATCGCCGACACGATCCGCCTCGGCCTCATCGGCGGCGGAACCACGCCGCTCGACGCGCTGAAGCTGACCCGCACCTATGTCGAGGCGCGCCCGCCGATCGAGAATGTCCGGCTCGCACAGGCGGTGCTCGCGGCCGGCCTGATGGGGGCGCCAGAAGAACGGGTGGGAAAGCCGCGGGCGGTGGCGAGCGCATCGACACGCTCCCGAACGGAAAAATCCGCATCGCGAAAATCCTCGGGGCCGGAATCGCAATCGGGCTGAGCCCGACCGAGGTCAAGGCGCTCTCCATGTGGGAGCTCGCCGCGGCCATCGACGGATGGAACGAGGCGAATACGCCGGATGAGCCGGGGCGGCTCACGACCGATGAGGCCTACGAGCTCTGGGAGTGGATAAGTGGCAACTGACCTTGAAAAGCTCGTCGTCCAGCTTTCCGCGGACATCAAGCAGTACCAGCGCGAGATGAACAAGGCGGTGGGCGTGTCGAACCAGCAGGCCCGCCAGATCGAGGGCCGGTTCCGGAAGATGAACCAGAACCTCGACAGCATCGGTGGCAGCGCGGCTCGCTCCCTGATCGCCCCGTTGGGTGCCATCTCCGCTGCGCTTTCGGTGCGCGAGGTGGCGCGCTATGCGGACGCCTGGACCGGAGCGAAGAACAGCCTCGCCGTCGCCGGTGTTGTGGGCGAGCAGCAGGCGGACGTGCTGGAACGGCTCTATCAGGCGGCACAGGCCAATGCGGCACCGGTTACCGCGCTGGCAGACCTTTTCGGGAAGGCAGCGCAAGCCAGTGACAATCTTGGAGCTAGTCAACAAGAGCTGCTCAAGTTCTCCGGTGGCGTGGCCACCGCACTGCGGGTCGCGGGCACTTCCGCCGGTGCGGCGTCGGGTGCGCTCACTCAGCTCGGTCAGCTTCTCGGCTCTGCGCGCGTGCAGGCTGAGGAGTTCAACTCGGTCAATGAGGGCGCGCGCCCGATCCTGATCGCGGTTGCTGCCGGTCTCGACAAGGCCGGCGGGTCGGTCAGTAAGCTCAAGAAGCTGGTGAATGATGGAGAGGTCAGTGGCCGTGACTTCTTCCAGGCGTTCCTCCGTGGGATGCCAAATATCGAGAAGATGGCGGCCAATGCGACGACCACCATCGATCAAGGCCTGACGAAGGTGAACAACGCTTTCACGAAGTACATCGGCTCGACCGACGAGAGCCTCGGAGCATCGCAGCGCCTGGTGGCAGGGCTGTCCGCTCTCGCCGACAATTTCGACGCGGTCGCGGACGTGACTCTCAAAGTGGCCGGTATCATTGCCGGTGCGCTGGTCGGACGGTCCATCGGTGCGATGGTGGCGAAGCTCGGGCTTGCCACGACGGCAGCGGTCAAGTTCGTATCGGCGCTCCGCGCCGCAACCACACTCAGCGGTGTCGCGACCGCCATCAGCGGCCTGTCCGTTGCGGCGGGACCGATCGGGCTCGTGATCGGCGGTACCGCGGTCGCGGCGCTGACGCTCTACGCCTCCACCTCGGATCAGGCCGGGGACGCGACCGACCGCTTCAAGGCACGGATGAAGGACCTCGGCGAGCAGGCGAAGACGACCGCACAGGACGTGCAGCAGAGTGCCGCCGAACAGATCGCCGCGGTGCGGGAGGCGCAGGAGCATCTGGCTAGCCTGAAGGAAGAGGAACTGATCGCGCCAAACGTCGTCGCGAACGCTGGTCAGCAGCTGGATGGGCTGCTGGAATACCTTCGCGAGATGGCGGGCGATTGGGAAATCTCGGATGAAACGATGACGTCACTCGATGATCTCGCCTCGCGGGCGAAGACCGGTGAGGTCTCGGCGGGAGAATTGACGGCTGCCCTGCAGAACATCGCGCATGTCCGACCGGACCTCACCAGCTGGCTCACGCAGTTCGGCTCCCTCGCAGGGGCGGCGCTCAACGCTGTGGGGGCGGTGCGCGCCCTCAGGCTCGAGATTGCCGCAGCAGAGGGAACGTCGTCGCCCGGGCAGGGAATACGCGCCCTTCCGGAAGACCGGGCTGGGCGGTTCACTGCGAGCGATGACCGGCAGGCAATCCGTCAGGGGCAGGCCTACGTGGCGGAAGCGCAGCGGCGGAACGCCCTCTCGAAACAGGCGCTCGCCCTTGAGGATGAGATTGCCAAGGTGCGCAAGCAGTCGCTGGCTGACGGGGTCACGCTGACGGAACAGCAGGTGAAGAGCATTGCCGCAGGCAACCTGGCGGCGCGGGAGGGTCGATCCGGCTCCGGCGGCAGCAAGTCGGACAAGGGTCCGTCGGAATATGCGCAGGAGGTCAAACGCGTCCGCGATGAGATCGCCGCCCTCAACCGGGAGGCCAAACTGTCAAGCGAGGCCGTCCTCAGCGGCACGGATTATGAGACCGCGCTCGAGGTCGCGCGCCGCGAGGCGGAGCTTCTCGAAGCCGCGCAGAAGGCCGGGCTGGCGGTGACGCCGCAGCTCCGTGCCGAGATTCAGGGGCTGGCTCAGGACTATGCGGAGGCGGCGCGCAACACGCGCCTCGCAACCGATCGACAGGAGGAGCTGCAGCAGGTGCAGGACGATATCCGGATGGCGGCGGGCGAGGCGTTCGGCTCGATGGTGTCAGATGTCAGGAGCTTCGGCGATGCGCTGTCGAACCTGGTCTCGCGCCTTCAGACCATCTTGACCAACCGGCTGTTCGATCAGCTCTGGGAGAAGATGCTTCCGTCCACAGGCGCCGCAGGCGGTGCAGGCGGTGGGCTGCTGAACGCCTTCTCGTCTTGGTTCGGCGGGTTTCGTGCGAACGGTGGCGGGGTCCAATCCGGCCGGGCCTATATCGTAGGGGAGAAGCGCCCTGAGCTGTTCGTCCCCAGCCAGAGCGGTGTGATCCTGCCGACGGTTCCGTCCGGCGGGCGGGGCGGGGGTGGCGCTAGCGTGCAGATCATCGATCAGCGCCCGGCAGGGTCTCCCGAAATGCAAGTGGATCAGCGCCAAGAGACCGGCCCTGATGGCCGTGCGCTAGTACGTGCGATCGTGTCGGAGGACCTCTCCCGGGGCAAGTATGACAAGAGCATGCGTGGCCGGTACGGTTCACGTCCGAGCACGGTGAGGCGAGGCTGATGGTCGTAGTTGCCCAATGGCCGTTCGGGGTGCCTGACTGCATCATGCCGCTGTCGCCGCAAGGAGGATTACAGGATGCCCGCGTCAGCTTTGAACCAGAGGTCGGTCCGGCCATTGAAAGGCCCAAGGCGACGTGGACGCCAGATGTTTATTCGGTGCAGCTGGTTCTGATCTCTGTGCCGCAGTTCCAGGCGTTTGAACGCTGGTACAAGAATGACCTTCGGCAGGGTGTGCTGCCGTTTGAATTCTACCACCCGATTACCAAGGCTCGTTCTGCCTGGAAGATCGTGAAAGGCGATCCGGCCTATCAAGTGAGTAAACCGCGGCTGCGCCAGAAGCCCGATACCCGGTGCATCGCACTCTCTTTCAGCATCATGTCTTTCCCGGCGGATGTCCCAGACGGGTATCTGCTGCAGGAGAATGGCGATTACGTGCTGCAGGAAAACGGCGATCGCATCATCGTGCAGGAGGGGGTCCCATTCGATGGCGGATCGTGACATTCCCGCGGCGACGCGCGCCTCGCTGGAGGACGCATCCTCCCCGGATGCGCTGCTGGCCTTCCTGCTGGTTGAGCATCCGGCACTGGCGGAGCCGATCCGGCTTGTCTGCGATCCGCTCGGTTACATCTACGATGGCGCGGAATGGACTGGCATCGTCTTTGGCTACACGATCCTCGACGACGCGGAGGAGGCGGTGGCTGTGGCGGAGGTTACCCTGCCGAATGTGGACCGCCGCATCGGGCAGGCGCTGCGCGAGGTCAGCGGAGAGGCACGGTTGACGCTCTCGCTGCTTTCCGCGGCGGATTTTGACCTGTCTGTCGTCCCTCGCGTGCCGATCAGCACACCGGGCGTCATCTATCACATGCCGGGATACGTGCTCAAATCTGTGACCGGGGATGCGCTGCAGATCGCGGGGCAGGTGGGGTTGCATGATTACTCTCAGGAGCCGTGGCCGTGCATCAGCGCGACGCAAGCACGTCTCCCCGGCCTTTATCGCTGAGGATCCAGACATGACGGCATGGTGGGCCGATTACATCGGTGTGGAATACGGCGAAGAGCCGGAGAAGTTTACGTGCTGGTCGCTTGTCCGGCAGGTCTATGCGGATCAGCTTGGGATCGAGCTGCCTATCTACGGCGAGATCGAGGCGTCGGACCTGCTTCGCGTGGCGCGGGCCATGGATGAGGGGCAGGGGTCGGATGGCTGGATCGAGGTCATGGAGCCGCGGGAATATGACGTGATCCTGATGCGCGCGCCGCGCGGCAATGGGCGCGTCGTGCATGTCGGCGTCGTGGCGGGCGGCGGGTGCCTGCACGTCGAGCAATCCACGGCGACCTGTCTCGTGCCGCTGCAGCATTTCAGCGTCTCGGGGCGGATCAAGGGCTTCAGGAGAAAATCAGATGAACAAACTGGAAATGGCTGAAATTGAGTTCGGAACCGGTCGGAATTGCCTCACAGCATGGGTGGGGGGGAAATACCTCGCGTCGTGCATACCGACGGTGAAGGCGTTCATATCCTTCTTCATCAAAGGGTGCTCCGAACTTCCCGTCGCCGGTCATGGTCACTACCCGCTCTTGATGACGCTGTAGAGAAGCGACAAGGCGGCTCCGGCAGCCTGAGCGGCGACTCCACGACCGATCTCTGACGTTGTGTCAGCCGCCCAAGTCGCAAGCGACGAACCTATGGATTCTTGGGGAGTGATCGGGTTTGGCTTTTGCAGGACATCAAAGGACCGATCATTGAGGCGGATGTCCTGCGGAGGGATAGAGGTCAGGTACCCGTTTTCAACGAGATATCCTACCGTATCGTCAAAAAGATTCTGGTCGGCGCCAGAGGGTTCATCATCGCCAAAGATGAGCGATGCATCTGCAAACTGCGACTCTGGATGTGTTGCGTAGAGCGCTCCTAGCAGCCTCCCGGCCATGTCTTTGAAGCGCGCAATGTTCTCTGGATCTTCCATGACCGCTCTCCCGTTGTCGCCCGAAAGGATCGCCGCTTGCAGGTAATTGAGTCCATCCAGAACAATGGGGCAACTGAATGACCCTGTGCGTCTACCGTGAGCCTTTCGGTTTCACCCCGCGCGTCGAGCATCACGCGGGCACGCTCGCCCAGATGGTCGAGCGGATGCACCTGCCGGAAGATTTCGGCGAGCGGGGAGTGGTCTGCGTGAACGGGCATCCCGTCCCACGTGGGGTCTGGCCGATGGTGCGCCCCAAGGCGGACGTGACGGAGGTCACCTTTCATCTGCCGCCAGCGGGCGGTGGGGGTGGAGGCGGCAAGCAGGTGCTCGCCATGGTCGCGGCGATTGCCCTGACCGCGGGCACGGCGGCAATCGCAGGCGGATCACTTGCGACCGCGGGTGGATGGTTTGCCAAGGGTAGCATATCGGCGCTGGCCTTGGCATCCGGCACCGCGGCGGTCGGCAGCCTCCTTCTTGGCGCGCTGACGGCACCGCCCACGTTCGGATCGGCGGATGTGCGCGACACGCCGGAGTCCAGCGCTGAGGGCAATGTGCTCGCCGCGAATGGCCCGATCCCCCGCGTCGTCGGGGACCGGAAGGTCTTTCCGCCCTTTGCCGTGGAGCCTTTCCTGTATTTCGAGGGACAGGATGAGGTCGTGGAGGCGGTCTACTGTCTCGCTGGCCCGCACCGCCTGCGCGATGTGCGCATTGGGACCGCGCCGATCCACGAAATGCAGTCTGTGCAGTATCAGACCCGCGAGGGATGGGCGAACGACGCTGACCAGACGCTTGTCACGCGCCAGACCAAGACGGAGCAGCTGCAAGCGGAGCTGAAGGGCTACACGACGCAGGAGGATAATCAGAGCGCCCTCGACATCACCGACGGGATCGCATCCGCCCTCCCTGTCCCGCAGGTGGTGGCCAGCCGCATAGCGCCCAATGAGCACTGGCTGCAGCTGGTGTTTCCGGCGGGTCTGAGTCAGGGCGGTGACACCCACGGCGACCAGCATGTGCGCGTGCCGATCCGCATCAGAATGCGCCGCGAGGGTACGACGGACTGGTTGAACCTGCCGGAGTTGCACTACGAAGGGGCCTCGCTGCAGTCCCTCCGCGCCACGATAAAGATCGTGTGGACGACGGGACTAAAGCCTGCGACCGCCGATCTTGAGGGGTGGCTTGGATGGACCGAAGGGCGGATCGCTAATCCCGCGCAGACCATCGCACCCGGCTTCCCGGCGTGGCAGGCGCACCCGTGGTTCATCGGAGACGGTACGGCAGACTTCCTGAACCCGGCGAATGGCAGCAGCACCCGTGTGCGCAATCTTCGGCTGACCCGCTACGACGCCACTGTCTATCTCTCGGCTCCGGATTTCCCACGCGGTCGCTACGAGATCGAGGTCACGCGCGGGGCGGGCTTCAAGCGGTCGGAGTACAACCCGATCACCTACGCGTATCAGGGAGAGGCGGGGAACGGGGTCTATGACCTGTTTAAATACGGGATCAGCGGCACGGTGCCGGTCGCTCCGCACGGACTGAACGGCATGTCGGACCGTGTCATGCTCATGCGATCGGTGTCGGTCTGGAACGAAAAACCGATCCCCTCGGGGTCCGAATTGGCCATCATCGCGGTGCGGGCGCGGAACCGCCAGCTCGGGCAGCTCTCCGTTGTCGCGGGCGGATATGTCCGTGACTGGGACGGGGGCGCGTGGGGTCCATATACGGTCACCAGCAACCCGGCTCCGCATCTGCGCGACATCTACGTCGGATCGCTCAATGCCGCGGCGGTGCCTGTGGCCGTCATCGACAATGCGATGATGACCGGGTTCCGCCAGCACTGCATAGACCACGGGTATGCCGTCAATGCGCTGATCGAGGGCCGGTCGATGATAGAGGCAGCGCGCGTCGTGGCGGCTTGCGGCTACGGCCAACCTTATGCCTCCGAGGTCTGGGGCGTGATCTGGGATCGGGATCGCTCCGAGGAGGCCCCGATCCAGATATTCACGCCGCGCAACACTGCGAATTTCAGTTGGGAAAAGGCTTCCCCGCCGCTGCCGGACGGATTCCTGGTCACCTACGCCGACCGCACGCTCGGCTACGAGGATCGGCAGATCACCGTGCTGCGGGACGGGGTGACCGTGGCCTCGCGGCTGCTGGAGCAAGTCACATACGATGGCATAGACACGGAGGCCGCGGCGCGGAAGCGGGCGCTCTTTGATTTGCGGCAGCTGGAGCAACGCGCGGTCTACTACAAATTCGACGCCCCGGCGGAATCCATCGTGTGTCGTCGCGGCTCGCTCATCGGTATGCAGCACCACTCCTTTGACGTGGCGACCGCTGCGGGTCGTGTCGTCGCGGGCGATGGCCTGATCCTGCATCTCGACAATGTCGTACCGGGCGGCACGGGTCGCAGCATCGCCATCCGGCAGGGGGGCATTGCCTTTGCGGGCCTCGTGGACGGACCTGAGAGCGATACCGTCACACTGACACATGCCGTCCCGGTCGAGCCGGGCGCGCTGTGGTCAGCCGGGCCCGGCGACGCCGGGGTGAAGCGGATGATCGTCTTTGCCGTGGAGCCGCATGCCGACCTGACCGCTACGCTCACCTGTCTCGATGAGGCCCCCGGCCTCTGGGCCTAACCCCCGACACATTATCCTGACGCCCCGCCTGCGGGGTCTATCGACATGGAGTCCCCGATGGCCGACCGCAAGATTACCCAGATGACCCCGGCTCTGGCGGGCGATGTGACGGATGCCGATCAGCTGCTGATCGCCGATGTATCCGCCTCGCCCGGCGATCTGGGGAGCAAGTCCCTGTCCATGCTTGAGGCCAAGCGCGCGCTCGCAATGGGGACAGCTGCACTGGCAACGGAGCAATCCCTCGATGGGCTGCAGCAGCAGATCGACGCGCTTTCCTCGGGCATGCTCATCGTCGGGGCCTGGGATGCCGGGTCTGGAGCATTTCCGGCGACGCGACCAGATGGCACGCCCGTGCATGCGGGGGATGCGTGGATCGTGACCGGAACCGGCACCGTGGATGGGGAGCCTTTTGCCGTCGCGGATCGGCTCGTCGCGCTGACGGATGGCGGCGGCGCGACATACCCCGGACACTGGCTCCGCTCTCCGCACGCCGACGATCAACGGTATGATTTCGCGAACAAGGCGGCGCTGGTGTCTGCCGCTATTCCCGCCGAGGTTCTTGTCGCGCGGGTCGTCCGGAGCGGCATGGTCCTGACCTATGCGCGCGATACTGGCGGGGCCACAGAGCTTGTGGACGGCTCGCATTGGCGCCTGATGAGCGGGGCGCATTACGCCTCGGTGCTTGCGGCGCTGTCGGACAGCTACCCCTATGATGCGGGCGACGCTGTGACCGCGGGTCTGACGGTCGCGGCGATCCACGGCTACGCTGTCGTCGCCAGCGATCCTGATGTGACCACGGCGGGCGGTGTTGGCTTGCGCGTCCAGCCGGACAAGGACGGGTGGTATCACCTGGACGCCTTCGGGGCGGCGGGGGATGGCGTCACCGATGACAGCGCGCGCCTAACCCGAGCGATCAGCCGGGGGCGGGTGCAGCTCGGCGCGCGCATGTACGCCGTCGCCGGGGTCCAGCCCGTCTCGAATATGCACATCCGGGGGAGGGCGCGGAATACGTCGTGGCGGACGAGCGGGCTGGTCTGCACTGTGGCCAACGCGGCGATATTCTCCGACACCACCGCCACCGCGATCTATTCCGTGACGCTTGAGGATTTTCATGCGGATTGCACGGTTGCTGGATGCGTTTTCTATGACAGCCCGTCGCAGGTCAAATACTCCGGGGGTTTCCGCTTTTCCAGCCTTGTCGCCAGCTGCAATTTCCTTCTGCTGTTCCGCTTCTGCCCGATCTACCTTCTGATCGATGATTGCCTTTTCGGTCAGACTGGAAACCGGCTAGGCGGCACTCAGGAGTTCCGCATCATGGAAGCATGGTCGGGATCCAATGCCAGTCTCGTCAACCACAATCAGGTCCGAAACACGCGGCACTACAATGTCCACGGTGCGACGGGCGCTGTCGCTGCATACACGCTGCGTCATGGCGCAAAATGGCGTTTCGAAAACTGCTCCATGGAACAATTCACCAATGGCTATGTCGCCGATGCGGCCGCATTCATGGGTCTGAACTGGGAGGGCGGCTGGATCGAAGCCATCAATGCGCCGCAAGTGTTCCGGACCCGGATCGACGCCACGGCCCCGAGCAATATCGCGGGCGGCCCGATCCGCATCGTCGGGTCGCAGATCGACATCCTCAACAGCGCCTGCGAATATCTGGTCGCGAATGGCAACGGCACGGTCGATGTGCAGGACATCAATATCCGGGGCAATGGTCCCGCATTCAAACTGGTGTCACAGCCAAGTCAGGTCGGGTTCGTCCGCAACATCTATGCCCCCTCAGCCCCCTTGCTGCAGCAATACATGCAGGAGCGGGGCGCGATCTATCAAGGGCGGTTGACGCCTTGGCGCAACGGTCATCCTCCGGCAAGCCTGTCCGTCTCCTCAACGGGCGTGGCTCCTACGCTGAGCGGGTCTACTTCGGCATATACAGGGGAGGCCACAGCGCGAATAGCGGCAGGGGATGGCGCGCAGGTCGTGTTCCGGCAGGTGCCGACAGACATCCTCCAGTCGATCAATGACGGGCGTGCCGTCGTCTCGCTGATCGGGCGGTGGGAGACGACAGCGGCATTTTTCGCGCGAGCCTGCTACTGGGTCAATGTCACGCCCACTCATGCCAATGTCACGGCGGCGGCGGCTGATGCTGATGCGATCGGCGCGTCATACGGCACGAACATCGGTATCAGCTCCTGCCCTGTGTTCATCCCCGCCACCCTCACATCCCTCCACATTGGGTTCGTTCTTAATGGCGGCGATGTGGGGAAATTCTTCGGGCTGGAGGGGCTTCATCTTCTTGCCAGCGACCAG